CATCACCACGATCGTCCGCTCGACTCCGTCGTACGGCACTGAGAACGTGGCCCCTGGCTACGTGGCTCTGATCCACCCCGACCTGGAAGCCAGCGTCCGTTCTCTGACCGGCTTCGTGCCCGCTGAGAAGTACGGCACGATGACTCCCTGGGAGAACGAGCTGGGCAAGTGCGAAGACGTGCGCTACGTGTCGTCCACCATCTTCTCCGCTTGGGCTGATGCCGGCGGCGACAAGGGCGACATGCTGTCCACCAGCGGCACCAAGGCCGACGTGTACCCGGTCCTGTACCTGGGCCGTGACGCCTACGGCATCGTGGCTCTGAAGGGCGCCTTCGCTCTGACCCCCATGGTCGTGAACCCGAAGCCCTCCGACAGCGACCCCCTGGCACAGCGTGGCCACGTCGCATGGAAAGCCATGCAGACCGCCACCATCCTGAACGACGCCTGGATGGTCCGCGCCGAGGTTGCCGCCAAGGCCTGATGAATAGCGGGGCGACCCGCTTTCATGACAAGCCCCTTCGGGGGCTTTTTGTTTTGGTGCGCAGCAGTTAATCGCGACCAACCCGACGCCGGGGCGGGAAATCCCCGGCAACTTTTCCTGTGAGGTTCCCAATGTCCGATTCCAAAGTCACCACCCTGGACGACGCAGCCGCTCTGGCTGACGACGCCGTCACCACCACCCGTGCCCCCGCCTCGAAGGCCAGCGCCAAAGCTGTCAAGGGCGCCAACCATGACGCAGCCCTCAGCGGCAAGAAGCGCGTGGTCACGATTCACCCCACCAACGACGAAGGCGGCTCTGACGCTGTGTTTCTGTCGCTCAATGGCTACGCCTACCAGATCCCCCGCGGCACGCCCGTCGAGGTGCCTGAGGAGGTCGTGTCGATCCTGAAGAACGCCAAGATGGAAATCATGTCGTTCGGCAAGGACGGCGAGGTCATTGTGCGTGAGACCCAGCGCTTCCCGTTCTCCGCCGAGTAATTAAGAAAGAGAGCCAACCATGGCATCGTCCATCCTTGTCAAAGACGTCCTGTACCGCGTCTCCGCTCAGCTGCACGACATCAGCCCGCAGTTCACGCGCTGGACCCAGCGCGAGCTGGTTTCCTGGCTGAATGACGGCCAGAAGGCGATCGCGAAGTACCTTCCTTCGTCTTGCTCGAGGGTGGACGCTGTCAAGCTGGTTCCCGGCACCAAGCAGTCGATCGAGTCGATTGCTTCGAACAGCATCATTCCGGGCGACGGCTCTGCGCCAAGCCTGGTGATGGGTCACTACCTGCAGTCCGTGATCCGCAACATGGGCTCGGCCGGCAATACGCCTGGCCGCGCCATCCGCATCGCCGACCGCGAGATCCTGGACGTCAACTCGCCAGACTGGCACTCCGAGACCTCGACGACCATCTCGCAGTTCATCTTCGACCCGCGCACGCCCAAGGTTTTCTACGTGTCGCCCGGCGTCCCGGCAACCCCCGCCGTGTGGGTCGAAATTTCTTTCCTGGCCAACCCCGTCGAGATCAGCACCACTGGCTCGTACGGCATGGATGGCAACGACACGACCAAGATCAGCGTCGACGACAAGTACGTTGACGACCTCGTCAACTACATCCTGGCCCGCGCCTACATGAAGGATGCCGAGTTCGCCACCAACGGCGCCCAGGCGGCCGCTCACTCGCAGCTGTTCGTCAGCAGCATCAACGCCCAGGTTGCCGCGCTCACCGGCGTCAACCCGAACCTGCGCTCGCTGCCGATGAACCCCAACGTGCCCGCGCCACAAGCTCCGACGGCTTAAAGCATGAACATCGCCGACTTCCTGCCCCACTTGCTGCCCGATCTGCCGGGTTGCCCGGACAACATCGTCAAGCAGCAGTTCCTGTTCGGCGCCATTCAGTTCTGCACGGAAACGCACGCCTGGAACGAGATCCAGGACCCGATCACGGTGATCGACAAGATCAACGAGTACGACGTCGAGGTCCCGACCGGCGCGCGCATCGTGGCTGTCAAGGATGTCTGGGCCAGCAATCGCAAGCTGCGCCCGGTCACCATGGATCAGCTCTTCGAGCGCATTCCCAACTGGCAGACCGCCGAAGGGTCCGAGCCCACCTACTACAACGCCGCCACCGACTACACGACGATCCGCATCTACCCGAAGCCGCTCGACGCGCAAAAGGCCAAGCTCACACTGCGCGTGGCCTACGCGCCGACGCTGACGGCAACCAGCATTCCGGACGAGATCGCGATCAAGTACTGGGACGGCCTGATCTCCGGCTGCAAGTCGCGCCTGATGGTCATCCCGGGCAAGTCGTGGACCAACGCAGCCCTGGGTCAGTACCACAGGGCCATCTTCGATGACGCAGTGCTCAAGGCCAAGATCTCTCAGATCCACGACCGCGTGCAGGGCAGTGTCTCTGTGCGTCCGCACCCGTTCGCATAAGAGGTTCCTATGGCCGAGAAAATCAAACTGGTCCAGGGCGACACACGCCCAGCAATCGTGTGCACCATCACCGACGAAAACAGTGGCGATCCGATTGCACTGACCGGCGCAACGCCAAGGCTCAAGTTCCGCGCCGCTGGCGAGACGACCATCATTGCCACGGTCACCGGCTCTGTTGTCGACGCCGCGGGTGGCAAATGCGTGTTCCACCCAGTCACCGCGCCGCAGATGCTGCAGGTCGACCCAGGCGACTACGAAGGCGAGATTGAAATCACCTTCTCTGATGGCCAGGTTCAGACCGTTTACGACCTCCTCAAGTTCAAGGTCCGGGAGGACTTCTGATGCGTGTCGAGGTCAGTGGCACATCAGCCAGGGCCTCGGTAGAAGCCTCAAGGGCAAGGGCCAGCATCTCGGTCGTTTCGCCGATCTTCGGGACGCAATACGAGATCGCCGCGGCCGATGTCAGCTACATCGCCCTCAGGTCCGCGGTTCAGTATGCGCTGGCGTCAGCATCGATTGACTACCAGCTGGCCAAGGCTGTCGCGTTCGCTGACGGCTACGGCTTCAACAGGTTCACCGAAGAGTACGTCGTCACCACCGACGGAGTGCAGCTTCTGCTGGGCAAGGAGTTCTCTGATTCGTTTTCAACGAGCGACGAGATTGTCCTTGAGTCCGAAAAGGGCCTGTCCGAGCAGCTTTTCATCGGTGACGTGTTCGCCGCCTACATCGTCTTCATCCGCAATCTGCAGGACAGCGTCCTGACTCAGGAGCTGATCAGCAGCAGCATCTCGAAGCCGCTTGCCGACGTTGTCAGCAACATCACTGACGTGCTGCGGCCTCAGGCCACAAAAGGATTGCGCGATGCGATCCTGATGAACGACGCTCTTTCGAGAGCAATCACCAAAGCCCTCACAGACGCCGCTGTGCCGACTGACAAGCTGGCCCTGTCGCTGGCAAAGCTGGCCAAAGACCAGGCATCGATCACAGACTTCTCGACCAGGCTGGCCGGCAAAGCGCTTTTCGACCAGGCCGTGATGGCCGATGCCACGGCAAGGCAATTCATCAAGGCACTTGCTGATCAGCAGGCAGTCAGCGACAAAGCCGCCATCTCGGTGGAGAGGCTGCTGACAGACGCCGCGGCCGCCGCCGACTTCATTTCGTCAGCGGTCTCGCGCCTGTCGCAGGACTCCGTATCGACTGCGGATTCTTCGACCAGGTCCGCCCAAAAACTACTGAATGACGCGGCGCTCGCTCAGGACACGTTGGCATTCGCCATCAGTCGACTGATCAGTGACGGCGTTGCCATGAGTGACAGCGCCGACCTCACCGACGGGCTGCTGACTCAGATCACAAAGTCATTCAACAACGTCGCCCTCGTTGGCGATACGCGCACGAGCAGTGTCAACAAGTTCGCGTCCGACTCTGCGTCAGCTGCCGACTCTGGCTCGCTGCGCAGTCAAGGCTACGTCGACATGTCCTACATCCTGGAGGACTACGTCGGGGATTCACGCGTTTTTTAACTGGAGATCACCATGATCAACGAAAACATCAAAGTCACTGGCCAGGTTATGGTCGAGATCACCGGCCCCGACGGCCAGGTCAAAGAGCGCCGCGAGATCAAGAACCTCGTGGTTACCTCCGGCAAGACCTTCATTGCTGGCCGCATGGTGGGCACGCCGACCGCAATGAGCCACATGGCCATCGGCTCGTCCAGCACGGCTGCAGCCAACGGCGACACCGCGCTGGGCGCCGAGCTTGGCCGCGTTGCTTTGGCCACCAGCGGCTCGAGCGCCAACGTCGTGACCTACACGGCCAGCTTCCCCGCAGGCACCGGCACCGGCGCCGTTGTCGAGGCTGGCATCTTCAACGCATCCACCGCTGGCACCATGCTGTGCCGCACCGTCTTCCCGGTGATCAACAAGGGCGTCGACGACGCCATGAGCATCACCTGGCAGATCACCGTCTCCTAAGCCGCCTCCGCCGTGGCCCGCGCAATGCGGGCCGGCGCGTAATGCGCCCGCAAGCTCCACACCTCCAGGCACAGGCAATTCATGGCTTCTCTCACCCTCCGTCTCGTCAAAGGCTCGCCGCTCACCAATGCTGAGCTGGATGCCAACTTCTCGAACCTGAACACTGATGTCGGCTCGCGCCTGCTCGCCTCGAGCAACCTGTCCGACCTCGCAAACGCCACGACTGCGCGTTCAAACCTCGGGCTTGGGAACGTCGAGAACAAGTCGAGCGCCACGATCCGATCGGAGCTGACCAGCACCAACGTCACGACGGCGCTTGGCTACACGCCTCTGGCGCCGTCTGCTATTGGCAGCACCGTCCAGGCTTACGACGCCGATCTGGCCACGATTGCCGGGCTGACGCCTACCGCGGACAACTTCATCGTCGGCAACGGCACCGCATGGGTGCTTGAGACTCCCGCACAGGCTCGCACGTCCCTGGGCCTGGGTTCACTGGCCACACTGAGCTCGATCAACAACAGCAACTGGTCTGGCACAGCCTTGGCCGTAGCCAATGGCGGCACGGGTGCAACCGACGCCGCAACAGCGCGCACAAACCTCGGCCTTGCCATCGGCACAAACGTGCAGGCCTGGGATGCTGACCTTGATGCGATTGCGGGTCTTGCTGGCACCAGTGGCTTCCTGAAGAAAACGGCCGCCAATACCTGGTCGCTCGACACAAACACCTACCTGACAGGTAACCAGAGCATTTCGCTCTCCGGAGATGCCACGGGTAGCGGCACGACCTCGATTGCCGTCACGCTCGCCAACAGCGGCGTCACGGCCGGCACATACACCAAGGTCACGGTTGACGCCAAGGGTCGCGTCACAACCGGCGCATCCCTGGCCTCTGCCGACTTGCCAACCTACACCGGAACTCTCACGTCCAGCCAGGTGACCACTGCGCTGGGCTACACGCCGCTTTCCACCGGCGGCGGCACGGTCACCGGCAATCTGTCCGTCAACGGCAACACAACCCTCGGAGACGCCTCCACCGACGCGATCACGCTGACTGGCACGGTCCAGCCGGGAGTGGTGATTTCTGGCTCTTCCACCTCCGACGCCTTGCGCATCACTCAAGCGGGCAGCGGCAATGCTTTGCTGGTAGAGGACAGCGCGAACCCCGATGCGACACCATTTGTGGTGACGGCAGACGGCAACGTGGGCATTGGCAACGCAGCGCCTACTGTTTTGCTGAATATGTATTCAGCGACCGGTGCAGTGGCGCAGTTAACCGGAGACTCAAATACCACCTTCACCATTCGCCGCGCATCGGATGACACCACTTCCGGAATCTTTGGTTTCAATAAACGCAGGGGGACGATTGCTTCTTCAACCATAGTTCAGGCCGGTGATGTTCTGGGAACCCTTTCCTTTACTGGTTACGATGGTGTTTCTCAAAACATTCCGGGCGCCCAGATCACTGCTGCTGTAGACGGCACTCCCGGTACAAGCGACATGCCGGGCCGGTTGATGTTCAGCACCACGGCCGATGGCGCCGCTTCGTCAAAGGAGCGCATGCGCATTACCAGTGCAGGCAACGTGCTTGTTGGAACTACGACCAACAGCAACAACTCGCTGCTTGTCGTCAACGGCACCATCAGCGAGACCGTTGGTTCGACTCAGTATTTGGTGGTCAGCCAGGCCGACATTGGCACAGAACCAAACGACATTCCGCTGAACCAGTACCTCGGCTCGATGGCGTATCAGGACAACGCCGCGGTTAACATTGCCGGCGGCATTGCGTCACTGACCGCGCTGACTGTTGGCGGGCCGACGACGCTCAACGTCAACAGCTCTTCTGATGCTTTGCGCATCACTCAGGTTGGCAGTGGCAACGCTCTGTACATCGAGGACGTTGCGTCCGACTCCACGCCGTTTGTGGTCAGCTCCACGGGCGTTGTCGGCATCGGCACGACGACACCGGATAACGTCACCAGCGCAGGCATCGCCCTGGTGTCCAACAACGGCTACTACCCGCAGCTCATCCAGCGCAACACGACTGCCGACGCAAACGCCTCGTACATCGGTCTCGAGAAGAGCCGCAACGGTGGCATCGTACAAAGCGGAGACATCATCGGCAACATTGTGTTCCGCGGCTTTGACGGCACTCAGTTCCTGCAGGCTGCTGCGATCTGGTCGCGTGTCGCCGCAACGCCCGGCACGAATGACATGCCTGGCGACCTGGTGTTTGGCACAACGCCAGATGGGGCGCCCGGCATCAGTGAGCGCTTTCGGATTGACCGCAACGGCGCAGCCCTAGCCGTAAGCAACACCGGCGGCCTGGGGTATGGCCCTGGCGCTGGCGGAGCTCAGACGCAAGGTTCCGGAAGTGGCAAAGCGACCGGCGTGACACTTAACGCGCCATGCGGTCAGATCACAATGAATAACGCCTCCCTGGGTGGCGCCACGGCGGTTTCGTTCACGCTCGCCAACAGCATCATTGCCGCGACCGATGTGGTTAGCGTCACCATCAGCGGCGGCGCAACTGCTGGCGCTTACGTAGCTGCGGTCGATCAGGTGTCAGCCGGATCGTGCCGCATCAGTCTGCGAAACCTTACTGGCAGCGCACTCAGCGAGGCGGTTGTCATTAACTTTGCCGTTGTCAAGGCAGTAAGCGCCTAATCTGGAAACACGAATATGTCAATCGCTTCCAACTTCCCCAGCATCCGCCCTTCGCTGCTGCTGGACTTTGCGAACACCAAAGCACTTGACCCTCGCATCACTTTCACCCGAGCCAGCACTGCCACGTACTACGACGGCAAGACGGTGGCGAAGGCTGAGCAGAATTTGCTGGTGCAGTCGCAGGACTTCACTACGAGTTGGGTTAATACAAATTCTTCAGATACAGCCAACACCAGCGCTGCGCCGGACGGAACAACAACCGCTGACACCATAACAGCCGCCGCAGGCACTGGTATTACACCGTTAATTTCACAATTTGCTTTAGCTTCAACTTCTGGATTGGATTACGCATTTAGCGTGTTTGCAAAAGCGGGGACTTATAGCGTTCTGCAATTAACAAATATCAATTTTCAAGCATCCTCTGCTCATGCAAACTTTGATTTGAGTGCTGGCACAGTTGGAACGTCAGCTAACTGCACCGCAGCTATTCAAGATGTTGGTTCTGGTTGGTATCGTTGCAGCATCGTGTTCAGTGCTACTACAACCGCTACCAATGGCGCTGTATATGCTGTTTTATCAGCAAGTACATCAGCCAACAGATTTGCCACATGGAATCCAGTCGGAACAGAAACCATTCTTCTCTGGGGCGCTCAACTCGAACAACGCTCCAGCGTCACAGCCTACACAGCCACCACCACACAGCCCATCACCAACTACGTGCCGCAGCTTCTGACTGCTGCGTCTGGTGTGGCTCGGTTCGATCACAACCCGACAACGGATGAATCGCTGGGGCTGCTGATCGAGGAGCAGCGGACGAATTTGTTTACATATTCGGAGCAGTTTAATAATGCGGCGTGGCCCAAAGCACAAGCAAGCATTACCGCTAACACTGTTGTTGCCCCTGATGGAACGCTGACTGGCGACAAATTAGTGGAGGACAGCACAAACACCAATCACTGGGTAATTCAAAACGCCCCAGTCACAAGCGGTGCAACGTACACCATGTCTTTTTATGCAAAGGCCGCAGAAAGAATTCAGGTTGCTGGGTTTGGTGGTGCTGGAGGTTACGGAACTCTTGTTAGCGTATTGTTTGATCTTGTTGCGCTAACAACTCAAGTTTTATCTGGTTCTGCTACCGCAACCATCACTGATGTTGGTAATGGATGGAGGCGGTGTACATGGACAGCGACAGCAACAGCAACAGCTACTCCAAGTCATTTTATCGGTCTTGCTTCTGGGGGTGCGGTCGCCTACACCGGCAACGGCTACTCAGGCGCTTACATCTGGGGCGCTCAACTCGAAGCCGGCGCATTCTCGACCAGCTACATCCCGACCACCAACGCGCAGGTCACGCGCAGTGCTGATGCTGCAAGCATGACTGGGACGAATTTCTCAAGCTGGTATCGGGCTGATGAAGGAACTGTGTACGCAGAGGGAAGAACCAGCTCTACAGTCGCAACAGCAAACTATTCCATTTTCTCAATTACTGATGGAACAGCGGCAAACAGGATTCAGTGCAGACTTTCAAACGCCGCCACTAATACAAACTTTATTGTTCGCACGTCCGATGTCAACGTATTTAACAGTGTTGCGGCAGATTACAGCCCTAACAACAGAAGGATGGCTTTGGCATACAAGGCAAGCGATTTTGCTGGGGTACGCGATGGTGGGGTCGTGGCAACTGGCGCTTCCGGCGCTGTGCCAGCCGTCAATTTTTTGAACATCGGTTCAACATCTCCGGCTAATACAGAGACTCTTAACGGCACAATTAGAAAGATCGCCTTCTACCCCGCAAGGCTCACCAACGCGCAGCTGCAAGCGCTGACCTCGTAAGGAGAAAACATGCAAGACTTTTACCTTTCATTCCCTGATGAGGCCTCAGCCAAGGCAGTGCTGTACCGCATCGAGGGCGCACAAGAGGCCAACGAAGAGCTGGGCATTGAAGCGAGCGAAGGCTACGAGGTGCCCAACTACGCCAACATCGATACCATTGGCGTGATCTACAAGCCCACTGGCGAGACTGACGCAGAAGGCAATACCGTGATGGCTTCGATCCCGGGCTGGCATGTCAATGTTCGCTTGGCGCCTGGCGAGGGCGCTGCCGCGCTCGAGCCGTTCGCCGTGACGCCTGCAACGCCAATGCGTGTGTGGGGCTAGGCGGCGCTTCTTTGCGCTCAAAAAAGCAACAAACGGTTGATGGGGCAACAAACAGTAGGTATAATCCGCGCGCCAATTTTGGTACGCGTATCCAACTCTGTGAGGTAACCCATGTCCCTGAGCATCACCCTGGAAGTCCAAGAAGTGCAGGCCATCCTGTCTTCGATTGCAAAGCAGCCGTTTGAGCAAGTGGCCGACCTCTGGTTCAAGATCAAAGGCCAAGCCGAGCAACAACTGGCCGCTCAACAGCAGGTCGCTCAACAGCCGACAGCCGAAGAGGCTAAGCCTGAAGCCGCTGAAGGCGAGATACAGGCCTGATGGCCGCCCGACAAAGCCCGCCCCGAGCGGGCTTTTTTCTTATGTCACCAGGTCGGGTTGGGCGCCCGACGAACAGAAAGTAGCAGCATGATTGTTGATGAAGGCCTCAAGCAATTCGCCACCGAGCGGCAAGCACAGTTCGTCGATGCGATGAACAAGCACGGCGGACTGCGCCCGGCAGCACGGGCCCTGGGCCTGAACGACAAAACCATTTCCAAGGCCATCAAGGCCCTCAAGCGCAAGGCCGAGATGCGCGGCTATGCGCCTGGCAGCGACTTCACCCGGCCCGTGCCTGAGATGTTCGTGGCCAAGGGCGTGTCGACCTACTACAACAAGGACGGCAAGCCGACCGGCCAGTGGGTCAAGGCCAGCCTGGACGAGCAAAAGCGCGTGCAGGCGATGTACGACGCGATTGCAGCGCTGTGCGACGAGGTGCCGCGTGTGGCGCCAGTTGTCGGCCCGAAGATCGCCACGCCAGACCTGGCCACCGTCTACACCCTGACCGACTCGCACGTCGGCATGCTTTCCTGGCACCGAGAAACCGGCGAGGACTGGGATCTTGAGATTGCCGAGCATGTTCTGACCGGCTGCTTCCAGGCCATGATCAACGCGTCTCCTGCGGCAGCTGTTGGCATCGTCAACCAGCTGGGCGACTTCCTGCACAGCGACGGACTGACGCCCGTCACACCGACCTCTGGCCACATCCTCGACCAGGATGGCCGCTTCAGCAAGGTCGTCGAGGTTGCGGTGCGCGTGCTGCGCTCGGTCATCGCAATGGCCCTGGCCAAACACGAGAAGGTCATTGTGCTCATGGCCGAGGGCAACCACGACATGGCCTCGAGCGTTTGGCTGCGCGTGCTGTTCCAGGCGCTGTTCGAAAACGAGCCGCGGGTCGAGGTCCTGGATTCGCCGCTGCCGTACTACTGCCTGCAGCACGGCAAGACCATGCTGGCCTTCCACCACGGCCACCTGAAAAAGAATGACCAGCTGCCGCTGTTGTTCGCCGCCCAGTTCCCGAAAATCTGGGGCGAAACCACGAAGCGCTACGTGCATACCGGCCACCGGCATCACGTCGAAGAGAAAGAACACTCCGGTATTACTGTGATCCAGCACCCAACGCTCGCCGCTCGCGATGCGTACGCGGCACGTGGCGGCTGGGTGGCCGAGCGCCAGGTCACCAGCATCACCTACCACTCCGAGTTCGGCCAGGTCGCGCGTCACACCGTGACGCCGGAAATGATCAACACAGGTGCAACAAACGGTTGCATCCGCGGATAAAATACAGCAACCATGGCAGCACTCGACATCAAGGCATTCGACGGCATTCGGCCCGTGTCCAGCCCGCTCCTGCTGGGTCACGCCGAAGCGCAAGTCGCCGAAAACGCAAACATGATTGCGGGCTCGCTGTCGCCGATCAGTGGCACGACGGTGCTCAAGGCGCTGACCAAGCCCACCGTGAACACCATCTGGCGCTTTGGTAAGTCGAGCCTGGAGACGGAGTACTGGCTTGAGTTTGCCGGCCAGGTCGACGTCGTGGCCTCACCGCTGCCGACGGACATCTGGGACCGCGTGTACTGGACCGATGGCGTCAAGCCGAAATACGGACCGAGCGCGATCGTGCTGTCCGGCTCGAGCTACCCGGGCGCCAGCTACGACCTTGGCATCCCGGCGCCCACCGAAATACCAACCGTCAGCGGCGCCGCCCCGACCGCGGCCACAACAACGGAATCCAGGACGATCGTCGTCACGTACGTGTCCGCCTACGGCGAGGAGGGCCCGCCTTCACCGCCGTCTGGCGTCGTCTCTCTCGACTCGGCCCAGGCTGCCACCTACAGCAACCTCGGAACTGCCCCGTCCGGCAGCTACAACATCACGTCGAAAAGGATTTACCGATCGTCGACAGTGGGCTCGAGCGCAGAGTTTCAGTTCGTCGACGAGATCCCGGTTGCGCAGAGCAGCTACATCGACACAAAAAGCCAGTCGGCCCTGGGCGAGGTGTTGCCAAGCGACCTCTGGGTTGCGCCGCCAGCCGGCTTGACGGGACTTCGCTTGACCGCTGCTGGTGCTGCAGTCGGATTTGTCGGCAATACGGTCTACATGTCGGAGCCAAACCTGCCGCATGCATGGCCGCATAAGTACCCAATCGACTTCCAAATCGTTGCCGTTGGAGTTACTCGCCAGTCGGTGATTGTGCTGACCAACAGCTACCCGTTTGCACTGAACGGCGTTGACCCGGCCGCGATGTCGCCGGAGCGTCTTGAGCTGCCGCAGTCCTGCGTCTCAAAGTCCTCGATGGTGGAGACCGGCGACGGCGTCATCTACGCCTCGCCAGACGGCTTGGTGGCCATTGGCTCGAGCGGCATCGACATCGTGTCCAGGCGGCACTTTGGCCGCAAGCAGTGGCAAGAGCTCAACCCGAGCTCGATGCGCTCATTCCAGCATGACGGCCGCTACATCGCGCTGTACCAGAAGATCGACGGCACGCGCGGCATGTTGATCTTTGATCCGACAGGGCAGGGCCCGGTCTTCACGACCAGCACGCTCAACGCCAGCCAGGCCATCACAGCCGGCTACTCGGACAACAGGACCGACACGCTGTACTTCGCCCAGGGCGGCAACATCGTCCGCTACAACGCGGGCAGCCCGCTCACGGCCACCTGGCGCAGCAAGCGCTACAGGCTGTCGGCGCCGACATCGTTCTCGGTGGCGGCAGTGGACGCCGAGGCATATCCAGTCACCCTGAAGGTCTACGCAGACGGAGCTCTCAAGGTGAACACAGTCGTCCAGAACGCGTCTCCATTCCGGATTGCCGGCGGATACCGGGCGGACGAATGGGAAGTGCAGGTTGAGACCTCAAACGAAGTCACGAGGATTCGACTTGCATCCACCTACGGCGAGCTCAAGGCGCTGCCATAACCACAGGACAAACAGAAAGGATCTGATCATGCCCAAAAGTATTCGACGCGTCTCGTTCACCAGAACCGTGACGTTCACCACCACCGTTGATCTGCCTGGCCACCCCGAGGAAACGGATGCCAACGCACTCGTGCTTGCCGGCGGCGCTGCGGGCAACTCCGGCGCTCTCTCCATTGGAGAGCTGCTGTCCGGCTCGGTTTCGAACAACGGCACCGTCACCCGCGCCAACTGGTCCGTGACCGGCACCAGCGCGAACGTCGAGTCGTACATCTCGCGTCCGCAGAACCTGGCGCTGTCAGTTGGCCAGCGAGTGGCATCGATCAGCCCGGCCGCCGCCGTCGCAGCCGCCATCGGCAAGATCTTTGTCGTCACCACGGCCGGCACCACGGCGAACAGCTCCTCGGAGCCGACCTGGAACCTCACTGACGGCGGCACAACGACCGACGGCACAGTGGTGTATCGGACGATTCCAAAGTTCCCGACCCTGGTCACGTTTGCGATCAACACCGCCTACACGCTGGGCCAGATCATCCGTCCGTCCGCCACGTCGATGAAGGAGTACTTGGTGACCACCGCCGGCACCAGCGCCGGCACCGCGCCAACCTGGACCTCGAACGACGCAGTCGGATCGAGCATCACCTCCGGCACTGCCGTACTGCTGGCCATCACAGACACCAAAACCTACTCGACTCTGACGGTCTACGGCATCGGCGACATCGTCAAGCCGTCTGCTGCCTCGTCGGAAGAGTACATCGTGACCGTTGCCGGCACGACCGATGTGAACGCCACCCTGACCGCATCTGTTGGCGCCACCGTTACGCGCGGCACCGTGACCTTCAAGCGCATCGTGTAACGCCCAATGGCAGCAACGAAGACGCCTCAGATCCGCGGCATCACGAGGGACAACCTCGTTGATGTTGCGCGAGACATCAAGGGAATCCTCGATGTCAGGGAGGGGTATGTTGGCGATCCGCTCGACGCAAACGTCACTTACCGCGACCTGGTCGACGTTGGGGCTCTTGCTCTTCGCCCTGGCTCCAAGTCGGGCGGAGGCGGCCGTCCTGTGATTCCGGCATGGGTCCTGCCAGATGGCTATGACCCGGCAAAGGACTTGACTCCGCCGCCCAAGCCCGAGGGATTCACTGCGACCGGCCTCTTCGCGATGGTGCAGCTGCAGTGGGATCGGCCCACCTACCGAAACCACGCGTACACAGAGATCTGGCGTTCTGAGACGAACTCGCTCGGCAATGCCGTTTTGATCGGTACGTCGGACACGTCCTTCTACGCTGACTCGCTTGGCGCGTCGGCGACCAGGTACTACTGGGTCCGCTTTGTCAGCCAGGCGGACGTCAAGGGCCCGTACAACGCAACCGAAGGCACTCAGGCCTCGACGGCCCAGGACCCGGGCCTGCTGCTCGAGAGCCTGTCTGGCCAGATCAACGAGAGTCACCTGTACTCCAGCCTGGCCTCCAGGATCGACCTGATCGATGGTCCGGAAACGCTGCAAGACAGCGTCGCAGCCCGCATCGCCGCCGAGGCGCAGGCAAGGTCCCTGGCAATCACCGCAGAGGCCCTTGCGAGAACGCAAGCGATCAGCGACGAGGCTGCCGCCCGGTCGAATGGCCTAATTGCCGAAGCATTGGCCAGGACATCGGAGATCACCCAGGCGTCGAGCTCTCTGCAGTCTCAGATCGACCTGCTGTCTGCCTCAAGCTCTGGCGACATTGGCCAGCTGATCTCGGTTGTGAAGTCGGAGGAGCAGTCACGCGTTTCTGGTGACAGCGTCCTGTCAGGCGTCACCAGCACGCTGATTTCCATCTCGGGCTCAAACGCCGCCGGCATTCAGACTCAAAGCCAGGCAATTGCAAACTCCCAAGCATCTCAGGCGTCGCAGATTTCCGTGCTGCTGGCTGCGAGCCAAGACAGCAAAGCAACGATTGCCAGCGAGCAGAACGCACGAGCATCAGCCGACGCCGCGACAGCCTCGCAGCTGAACGGCCTGCTGGTGCAGTCTGGCGGGAGTGTTGCCGGCCTGGTCACGGAGAGGAACACAAGCGCCACCTCTGACGCGGCACTGTCATCCCAAATCGGGACCCTGGTTGCCAGCACAGGCTCGACGGCGGCCGCCATCACAACAACCCAGATTGCGCAAGCTCAGACGGACAGCGCAATCGCGTCTCAGATCTCGAACCTCAACGCATCGGTTGGAACGGCCGCTGCTGCCATCGAGCTTGAGCAGGAGGCGCGAGCAACAGCAGACGCGTCGTTCGCATCGCAAGCGTCATCTCTTGCGGCCAGCCTCGGCTCGAACAACTCCGCCATTGTGGTGGAGCAGTCCGCCAGGGCAACCAGCGACTCGTCGATCTCGAGCCAGGTGGTCACATCGCTGTCGAGGTCCGATCAAAACACGGCTGCGCTGATTGTGGAGCAGCTCACGCGATCCAACGAGACGTCGGCGCTCTCATCCCAGACGTCTTCTCTGTCGGCCCTGTCTGCAACGAATGCGGCCTCCATTGAGCTCGAGCAAGAGGCCAGAACGAGCGCCGATGCCTCGATCTCCTCGAATGTCCTGACGCTGGCTGCCACGGCTGGGAACACCTCGGCCGGACTACAGGCCGAGCAAAGCGTGCGATCGACGGAGACCGGCTCCCTTGCGACGCAGTCGTTATCCCTGTCGGCCCTGGCCGGCGCAAACCTGGCCGGCCTGCAGACTGAGCAGAACGCAAGAGCATCGGCCGATGAGGCGAGCGCGCGCATTTCCTCAACTCTGGCGGCAAACGCTGGCGCGACGGCCGCCAGCATCAGCTCGCTGAGCAATGTGAGCGCAACCCAAGATGCCGCGCTTGCATCTCAGGTGACGTCAACTGCGTCTGCAACAGGCTCGAGCGTTGCGGCAATCAAGTCCGAGGAGACGGCCAGAACGACACAGTTTGGCGCGATCAGCACGATCGTCACGACCTTGCAATCTGGCCTCGGCAGCAACACGGCGTCCATTCAGCAGGAGACCCAGGTCCGCGCCAACGAGACCGGCAGCTTGTTCGCTCAGTACACCGTCAAGACGGACCTCGCCGGACGCGTGGCCGGCTTCGGCTTGGCCAGCGAGACAACGGTCGCTGGCGCCAATACATCTCAGTTTGGCATTGTGGCTGACCGCTTCTTTGTCGCCGCACCCAACGACTACGTCCAGGAGACGACGCCAACCGTTGGCGTGACGGCCGGCAAGGTCTGGTACAGGCCATCGACGAAGACGACCCTTCGGTACGACGGCACGCAGTGGGTTGCTTTCAACCCCATCGTTCCGTTTGTCGTGCAGGCCACGCCAACAACCGTTGGCAGTGTCACCGTGCCGGCCGGCGTCTATATGGATGCTGCGTTTATCAAGAACGCCACCATCACTGGCGCAAAGATTCAAGACGCAGCAATCGACAACGCCAAGATTGCCAACATCGACGCGACCAAAATCACGACGGGCTTTCTGAGCGCAGATCGAATTTCCGCTGGATCTATTGACGCCACAAAGATCGACACACGCGGCCTCGACATTCGAGACGCCAACAACAACATCGTGTTCTCTTCTGGCTCTGGGGTGATCGCAAGGAGCAATGCCTCAACGATGATCCAGTACCCAGGAGGAGGGTCAATCAGCTCCGATCAACCCTCCCAAGCTGGCGCGCTGTGGATCATCCTGCCTCAGGCATGGACGAACACCATGTTGCGGTTTGATGTTGAGATTTACGAGTACTCAACGGGAGCCGTGCAGACCTATACCGTTGGCGGGTACACATACTTCGACACCAATTGGTACAACCAGTTTGCGACTTACACGGGCGATCCATCCAGGTCGCGAAGAGTCACCTTCGGTGTCGATGGGCCGACTGGGCGGCCTGTGATTGCTATCGGCACGTTTGCTGGCTCGTGGGCCTACCCAAAAATCACCATCAGAAACTTGATGGTCGGGTACAGCAATTACAGTAGCAGCCAATGGAATTCTGGCTGGAGTCTTTCATTCCAGACCAGTCGAGGCTACACCGAAAGATCGGTGATCTTGTCGCCAAGGGCTGGCGGCGCATTTAGCGCGCTTGACCAGATCACGCCGGAGAACGTCAGCACATTCATTGCGTCTGCCGCAATTGGAACCGCACAGATTGAGGACGCCTCGATCACCAACGCAAAAATTGTCAGTCTTGAAGCGTCAAAGATAAGCGCCACGAGCCTGTCAGCCATTTCCGCAAACCTTGGCGCCGTTACGGCTGGCTCTATCAGTATCAACAGCCGCTTCATCGTCGACACATCCGGAAACACCACCATTCGCAGCTCAACATCCGGCGCGCGCATGGAGATCCAGAACAACGTGATCAAGGTGTTTGACAGCTCTGGAGTTCTCAGGGTGCAGATTGGAGACCTCTCAGCATGACATACGGTCTTCGCATAGTGGACGTTGATGGTCGTCAATTTGACTTTGGCGCGTTCTCAACGAACACCTACGACACATTCAACATCTCATCCGGAACCACTGGTAGCAAGGCATACCCAGAGCTTGTTGGCCGCTCGGTGTACGCCATGACTCAGAGGCTTGCTGGCACCGTCCAGTCATGGACGAACTACGTGTCTGTAACGTATCCGGACGGGGTCCCGACCGTTAACTGGGCGCCGCTGCGCTACGGGCCTGGAAGCTCAATCACGCAGCGCGTCTATGTCTGCGTATCGTAATGTTTGGCTTCAGAGTTTCAAACAACTACGGAGAGATCGTTGTCTCCGACTCCTCGTACACGCTCGAGTACGCCGGGAAGGCGACGTACAGCCAAATGTTCAGGCCGACGACCTTTCGGTACAAAGCAATCGGCGGTGGTGCCGATCTTCTCAACGGTCCTATCTTTACCGGCGCCGAGTTCTTTGTTGACCTCCCGCACGACGAGTTTCTCGCGTTCTCGTACTCGCAATGGCCAAACTTCACTTCGGTGATGTATCAGATTCCTGTCACCAGCACACGCACCAGGCTTCTTGTTGCGACGCAGGTTAGCTTTGTCCCGACCATCTATTGCTTCAGAAAGATTCAGCCAAAGTCCGGTGGCCACGGAATCGCTGTTCGAGACTCATCAGGCAATCTCACATTCACAACCCAATCCAAGATTCTTGTGCCACTTGCTGCGGCAAACTTCACCGTGCCATCAGCGGGGAACATTTACACCAGGTTTATTGGGTCGGAGATCATCGTTCTCGAAGGCCCGAGCAACGGTCCAGAGGTCGTGACAGACCTTGGGTCACTTAGGCCTTTGCCGGCAATGCAAAAGCCAGCAATTGCCTACTCATCTACCAGCACCTTGATAGTTAACGTGGATGGTGGATTTCATGAGTTCTGGGAATCTGGCCTGCGCCTAAATCTGTCTGCCGGGCGTTTTGAGCACCAGTACGGGTATATCGACCAAGCGACGATTGTCCAGCGGACGAACATAAAGCCTGGGGCGCATCCGGGGTTCGCTCTCGCAATCGACGGCGCGATGTATGACTGAGACGTTTCCTTTGGCGGCACAAGGGAAACTCGAAGATCATGGCTCCGGCACCTATCACACCAACAAAAAGTAGTCAACAAAGTGTTGGTATTGTTGTAAAATCGGGCCATCTACGCGTGGAGTGCGGATGGCCAATGAGATCGTCGACGTTGAATCCGGACAGCTGGTGACCCAGCAGGATCAGCCGCTCGCCGATTTCCTCTCCCTGTCCGTCTTCCCAGCTGCACGCGCAGTTGCAGAGGCCTTCGCCGCCACGGCACCGATGGACCCGGCTGTTGTCCGGGATCGCGTCGAGGAGCTGCTGGCTGAGATGAGGGCCCACGGCCTGAAGGCCGAGCTGCCTCTGACTCATTTCCACACTGACGGCCTGTATGCGCGCGAGCTGGTGCTGCCCAAGGGCACGTTCGCGATCGGAGAGATCCAGAAATTCCCACACGTGAGCGTGATCTCCAAAGGCGAGATCTCCATGCTCAACGAAGACGGCGGTGTCACCCGCGTCAAGGCTCCTTGCACCATCGTGTCAAAGCCTGGCGTGCGCAAGGTGGGATTCGCGCACGAGGACACCGTCTGGACCACCGTCCACAGCATGTCGGACTGCGGCATCGATGACCCGGCCAGCGCACCTGAAAAGGTGCTCGAGCGATTCTTGACTGTCCAGACGCAAGAGGACTACGCGTTATTCCTCGAGGGCCAGAAAATGATTGAGGTATCGAAATGAGTGTACTAGCAGCAGCAGTTGTCACCAGCGCTGTCGGAGGGATCTACTCCGCCAACAAGGCCGCCAAGGCGCAGAACCGCGCAACAGACGCCGCATCTGCGGCCGCCGAAGAGCAAAACGCTCTCAGCCGCGAGCAGTTCGAGTGGAACAAGAGCATCTACGAGCGCGACACCGCGCCCATGCAGAAGCAGCAGATGGAAATGCAGACTCGGATTGCCGAGGATGCGCTGTCTCGCGCAAAAAAGCAGGATTTGCTGGCCGACGAGCAAAACCAGTACTACAAGGACGTGTTCCAGCCGGTCGAGATGCAGTCTGCGACCGACGCCATGGAGTACGACTCCGACGCGAACATCAACCGCCGCACCGGCATTGCTGCAGCCAACGTCAACCAGCAGTTCAGCAACGCACGTGGCCAGAGCGCCCGCCTCGCTGGGCGCTACGGCCTGGGCTCCACAGCCTTCTCTGGCCCCGCTGGCGCCGCTGAGCGTGCGCAAGCCCTGGGCACCGCCGGCGCGGCCACTGGCGCTGCGTTCGACACCATGGACAAAGGCATTCAGCTGCGCGCTGGCGTGTCGAACTTTGGACGCAACATGCCCAACACCGCACTGAATGGATGGGGTGCGGCCACCAACTCTGGCAGCGCTGCCGGCAACGCAGCCAACTCCGCACTGAACGGCACCATCGGCGCAACAGCCGGCATGAACAGCGCCTACAACACCCGCTTCAACGGTATTGGCGCCTCGACGGGCATGCTGACCAACGCCTTGAACAACTCGGCAAACATGTGGAGCAGTGCTGCCTCGGGCTTTGGTTCGCTGGCCGGCGGACTGTTCCAAAAGGCCGGCGGCTTTAAGGGCTTCGGCTTTGGCGGCGGATCGACTGGACCCTTCGTGGACCAGGGCGGCCTTGGCGCAGCAAGCAACGATGTCTTGGCCCAGTACAACATCTGAGAAGGAAATCAAGATGTCAGCAGCATTTATGGGTGGCCTCGGCAACTTCGCCACCAGCTTCATGAAGGGCTACGAACAGTCCGAAGACCGAGAGGCCGCACTCAAGGAGCGCCAGTTCCTGGAAGGCCAGCGCCAGCGCAAGCTCGACGAGCAAAAGCGCGCCGACGAGCTGCGCGAGGCCGACAAGAATGTCGCCACCACCGAGACCGTCAGCCTGCCGGCCCAGGGCACGATGGACGGCAAGTCTGTGTTCGCCACGCGCGACGACGAGGGCAACCTGATGCCCGGCGTCACGGAGACCGCTCCCGCTCAGAACGTGTCGCGCCAGCGCTCGTGGGATGCCATCTACCGCGACTATGCCGCCAACCGCCAGAAGGCGGGCGACCTGCCTGGCGCGATGGAGTTCCACGACAAGGCCAACAAGGTTGCCGCTCAGCGCGCCAGCAATGCCTTCCTGCAAGTCCAGGCCGAGGCCGGCAACAAGAGCCCATTCGAGCTGGCGCAAGAGATCGGCAAGATCTTCGACTCCGATCCCATGAACGGCGGCACTAAGTCCATTGAGCCGCTGCCCGATGGCGGCGTACGCATGACGCTGTTCAACAAGGACACTGGCCAGACGTCGACACGCGAGTTCAAGGGCCCCAAGGCCCGCGAGGATCTGCTGTCCGCGTTCCAGCCGTACTTCCGCCCCGAGTCCTACTCCAAGTTGCTGGATCGCCAGGCCGAAATCCAGACCGAGATCCTCAAGAACCCGTACCAGCAAGTTCCCGGCGGCTACGTCGACAAGCGCACCGGCAAGTTCACCGCCACCATGGTTGGCCAAGACGTCATTGGCTACAACGCCGACGGCTCTCCGATCTACGGCAGCAAAGGGCAGGGCACGGGCGCTGGTGCTGGCTCTGGTTCCGGCAGCAAAAAGGGCGTCAAGGGCCCGGCCGATGAGGCGGGCGAGATCCTCAAGGACGCCATGGGCGGCAAGGGCGACGGCAGCCCCGAGGGCGCAGCTCGCTACACCCGCGCACAGAGCTACCTGGACGGCATTTACGCCACCAACCCGAACGTGCCAGCCAAGACGGCCGCAGCCATTGCCGCTGACGCTGCCGCAGACCCGACGAAGATCACGCTGCAGCTGGACAACAAGACCGGCCAGATCAGCAAGGTCTACAAGAACCCCGATTTTGAGGGCGGCCGCCAGTTCAACCTTGGCCCCAACTCCGGCAGCATCGCCGAGATGGAGAAGTCGGTTGGCAAGTCCGGCATGCAGACAGCCGTCAACGGCATGGTGGCAGACCTGGCAAGCAACGTCCCGGCCGAGCAGCAGGAGGCTTTCCGCACTCAGCTGATCCAAGCCGCCAACGACCCGAAGCTGCGCTCCCAGGTGCTTGCTGCGGCCAAAGAAAACGGCCAAGACGTGCAGGCTGTTGGTCGCCAGCTCGACCTGATCAAGGCTTACGGCACGCCTGCGCAAAACCCGAGTCGGACCAACAAGCCGGAAGTCGGCGGCATCAAGATGCCCACGACCGATCCGAACTCTCCGGCCGGCCGCGCTCAGGCCCGCCAGGCGCAGCTGCGTGCTGATGCCCAGGCCGCAGAGGCCAAGCGACTCGAAGACCAGCAGAAGCTGTCCGCCCAGTTCCGCGCTGACGCCAAAACCATGAGCGGCGTCGAGCTCGAGCGCAAGTACGACCGCATGCGTGGCCAGCTGCCGCGCGAAGACCAGATCGAACTGCGCCGCCTGGCCGCTCAGGCATACCGCAACGCTCAGTAATACCAGCAAGAAAAGACATGGCAGATCAAGACTTCTCCCTCCTCCTGAGCGCATTCCCCAAGGCCGCGGCGGCAGAGTCGCAAGGCTCAGGCGGGACTGCTTTTGATCGAGCTGTCGGTTTCACGCTGAAGGAGGAGGGCGGATACGTCGCCAATGACGCCGGTGCGGGTGAGACCAACTTTGGTATCAACAAGCGAGCCAACCCGGACGTCGACGTCAAGAACCTGACTGAGGGCGGTGCCAAGGATCTGTACAAGGCGCGCTACTGGAACGCCATCAACGGTGACGACCTGGCAAAGCGCAACCCAGCTCTGGCCACTGTTGCATTTGACACGGCAGTCAACATGGGCGCCAGCGTCGCAAACGACTTCATCAAAAAGTCCGGCGGCGACCCAGCGAAGCTGATTCAGCTGCGCGC